TCGGTATACCTTTGATGCAGGGTATGATAACCCTACTTAAATTAATCCAATCTTCATAATTAACTGGAGCTTCGCTATTATTAAATTCATTGATCATATTTATTAAGGGCCAACATCGCCGCTAGGTCTCCGCTGGCCCTTACTTCCTCGTCAGAAAGATTATAAATTTAATGAAGTATTCTTAATTTCTTCAGTTGCTTCACCATGTTTAACCTTTACTAAACCTTTGTTGTTTTGTTCAGCAAAGTTTTTAGCAATTGAATAAACACCTTTTTCTGTGACTGGGCCGACTTTAGATACATCCCATCCAAACCATGTTCCTTTGTCATTAGACATCTGAACAGTTTTTAGATTATAAATGTGGCTATAAGTTGGCGGTGTAAATAAGCCGTTTTTACCTTGCAACTTTAATCCCATCATTAATGAGTTCCATTTACGACTAATCTTTAATTGAGTAGCCTTCATAGAAATTAATGCTGTGGATGGAGTTTTCCCCAAAAGAATTACAAAGTGATTAGCGGTGTTTTCCAAATAGTTACCATTTGGTAATCTATCCTTCCAAGATTTATCTCGAGTTGTTGTACTCAAGATATCACTATCTGCTTTGTGAATTGCTACAGGAGCATTTCCAGATTGACCTCTGTCTTGCCATTCGACATATTGTCTCTCGTAATGGACCGGTATAACATTTATACCTTTAGCTCCATCATAGAGTTCTTTGGTTACACTGTTTACAATCATTCCAGGTTCTGCTCCGTTAATAAATTTAGCGTTTTGTTTATTAACTTCTGGAGACAATTGTCCTAAGACTTTCAGAAATGGTAATGCAAGATCATCTTGCGTCATGTTCTGAGAGCCAGCATTTGCATCAGCTTCAAATATATTTGTAGACAATGCACCTGCGTTTTCGCGTTTCGCGAGACTTGCTTCTTTGTTCATGTTTATTGCTTCCTTGTTATTTTGGTTCGGTTTCCTACGAACACGTTAAAAATATCCATGGGCATATCTTTATTATTTTCGATTCGCTCACGGACTAGTGCTTTGAGGGTCATGGGCTCAACCTTCAACTTTTGTGTCGGTTCAAACCCTTGACCTCTCGCAAGGTTAGCGTATTCCGCCGCCTTGTTATCTTCATTCCGTCCAAAGGAAACGGTAATATTATTTTTAATAATATCACCTAGGCCATTAGAACGAAGCCAATTATACGCCGCCTCTTGATTTTTGATCGAGATATTGGCGTGATAATACGGTTTCACATCAACTGCAGATCCATCTGCTAGTTTAAGAGAAGACAAACCCATTTCACTTAATAGTGTGGGAATAACTTCTCCGGAAATTCTTTCAATTTCTTTTTCTTTATCTTTTAAAGATTGCTCTTCAGCTTTAACTTCATCTTCTAAGTCTCTTAGCTTTTTTACCTGGTTAGCTAAAGATTTTATATTTTCTGTTCGATCTAAAACTTCTGTTTGATCGTTTTCCATTTGTTGTACTAACTTATTCATCTATCTTTCCTTTCTCGTATAGATCTATTTCCAGCGGATAATATACTTTCTCTTGTCTGTCCCATTTTAATAAATTGAATCTGCCGTTGTTTATATCAGATGCAATTGTACATGCCAATCCTATAATTGCAGGATCGCCTGAGAGTAGTAAAAAATCTTTTGATGTATAATTTTTTAAAAGTCTTCTTAATTCAAAAATGACAGGTCCTGGGCTTAAAACAATTTGTGCATTCTCTTTTAATAAAACTTTTAATTTACCATACTTCAAAGCACCCATAATATTAAACTTAGGACGGCCCATGCTTGTGCCTGGTAATTCCTGTATAACATAAACAATAGGTTCGCTGGTCTTTATATCTTTATATTCACTCATAACTTTCTTGACAAGTTATAGGACTTTATTGTATACAAGTCAATAGAAAGAAGAAATGAATTATAAATTTAAAACAAAGCCTTACGCGCATCAATTGAAAGCGCTTGAAATGTCCTGGAATAAAGAAGTGTTTGCTTATTTTATGGAGATGGGAACCGGTAAATCAAAAGTTTTACTGGATAATGCCGCTATGCTCTTTGATAAAGGTAAAATCGATAGTGTTCTAATTGTGGCACCCAAAGGAGTATATAAAAATTGGCATGATTCGGAAATACCAGAACATTTACCTAAACATATTGATCGAAACGTTGTTCTTTGGAAAGCTCTTATAACTAAAGAGCAAAAATCTAAGTTGGACTCTTTATTCGAGCAAGATTTTACTAAATTACAAGTTTTCATCATGAATGTAGAAGCTTTATCAACTAGAAAGGGCCTTGATTTTGCTCACCAGTTTTTAAATGTTAAAAAAACTCTATTTGCTATTGATGAATCTACAACTATTAAAAATCCAGGAGCTAAGAGAACTAAAAATATTCTTCAGTTGTCCAAACTAGGAAAATATAGAAGAATATTGACTGGTTCACCAGTAACCAAGTCTCCCTTAGATTTATATACACAATGTCTTTTCCTTGATCCGTGGTTATTGGGCCATCAATCATATTACAGTTTTAGAACACGATATGCTTTAATGAGAACAGCCAACTTTAACGGGCGATCGGTTAACCTTGTGGTGGGCTATCAACGTTTAGATGAATTAGCAGAAAGTTTAAAGCCTTTCTCTTATCGAGTACTAAAAGATGATTGTTTGGACCTTCCACCTAAAACTTATATGAAACGAATTATACAATTGTCGCCAGAACAGAAAAAAGTTTATGCACAAATGAAACAAATGGCGCTTGCTGAACTTAACGGTAAAATGATTACGACTGTTAATGTCATTACTCAAATGATGCGCTTGCAGCAAATTACTTGTGGTCATTTTAAAGCTGATGATGATTCTGTGCAAGAAATTAAAAATAATCGTATTACTGAATTAATGAATGTTTTAGAGGAAGTTGAAGGTAAAGCTGTAATTTGGGCCCACTGGCGCCATGATATTGCCACTATTGTAAGAGAGATTGAGAAGGAATACCCTGGTTCTGTGATGACTTACTATGGTGATACAACAACCGATGATAGACAGAAAGCTATTCGTGAAATGCAAGATCCAGAAAGTAAAATACGATTTTTAGTAGGTACACCACAGACCGGCGGGTATGGAATTACACTTACCGGTGCATCAACCATGATTTATTATTCTAATGGTTATGATTTATTATTACGTCAGCAATCTGAAGCAAGAATTGATAGAATTAGTCAGAAAAAACCAATGACTTATATTGATATACTTGCGGAGGACACAGTTGACGAAAAAATCGTTAAGGCCCTCCGCAAGAAAGTAAACATCGCCACTGAAATTATGGGCGAGGAATTAAAAGACTGGATTTAATCCCTTAAAATGTAGGATATACGCGTGAAGCGTTGTAATTTTTGATATCCCTTATTTTACAGTTATTATTTTTGGCTTCTTAGTCTCAGGAACTATTTTCATCAGATATACTTTGAGTAATCCGTCTTTTAACTCAGCACCTTCGATTTTTACATCATTAGCGATAGTAAAAGATTTTGAAAAGTATCTTTTTGCAATACCTTTATGGATCACTCCTTTTTTATCTTCTGCTTTTGCTTCCTTGATAGACTTAATGTTTAAGACACCGTCTGCATACTCTACAGATATATCCTTTTTATTGTAACCTGCTAACGCAACTTCAATGTTGTAAGTATACGTTCCAGTCTTAACAATATTGTAAGGTGGATAATTTGCCGTTGGTAAACGAAAGTCATCGTCAAACATTCTTTCGAAATGATCGAAGATGTTATCGAAACCTACCGATACGGGTCTTAATTGATTAAATATGGATAATGCTCTATTTGTCATGTTAACCTCCTTGTTTAGACAGTTAATAAAGTGGGCCTTTCCAAAGCACCCACGACTAATATAAGTTATTTTAAATAAATTGCAACAAGAATTATGAGTAAAATGATTAACTCGTAACGTTTTATATTGCGTTTAAAAAATGTTTTAATTTTTTCCATTATGAAGTTCCTAGTAAAGTTAAAATGATGGCCCCAAGCCCTCCTAAGAGCCAGTATAAAAATCGATCCATTTTAATATGTAGTTTGTCAATATCTTCGTGCATGTGTTTTAAGTGATTTTGTTTGATAGAAAATATTTCTCGCTTCAGGCCTTTGATGTGCCCGTATAAAGCGATGATGTGCTCGCTAACTGTGTTGGGTTCCTTGGCCATTAAGCTTGTCCCCTCTGTTGTAGTCGCATAGCTTTTTCCTCGTTGGATAGTAAAGCATTCTCAGTACGCGTCAACCCTGTTTGTGTAATATTTTTTGTACTTGACTTTGCAAGTTGTGGATTTACCTCTGGAGTTGGTGGTAAAGGTGTCTGGCTTCTTTGATCAGTTAAAGGAGAAATTAAAGGTTTAATTTTTTCAAAACCTCTTTGTAAAATTGTAGGTTCTCGTTTAATTTTTCCGCTCTCATCATAAACAATGTTGCCTTTGTCATTAGTTACTGCACCTTCAAGTTCTGGGTTATAGCCACCTTCTAATTTTTTTGTCTCTGGATTGTATGTTTTAGGAAAGAATTTCTTATCTTCCCAATCATCCATAACCTTGTCTAGTTCGTCTTCAGGAAATACAAAACCTTCATTAACATTGTAAATAAAGTTTTTGCTTCTTTCCGTTCTTTTTTTCGCAGCATCTTTAATCGTTTCTACTTTAGTTTCAAATCTTGGAGTTGAGTATTTGACAGGTGTAAATTCTCCATCCATTAAATTGTCAACCAATGTTTTATTCATTTTAGCATCAATTAAAATATCTTCTATTTTATCTTTACTCAGATCTAACATTCTCATATCTTGTATTTTCATATAAAGGTCTCTTTGAATTTCAAATGCTTCTCCTTGCATTTTGTTAAATTCTCTAACCATTATTGATGGTGGACGATCTAAAAATCCTCTTGCTTTATAAAATTTTTCTGTTTCATCTACTTTTCTCAAAAGTCTGTTGGTATCAGCAGTAATCCATTTTAAATCTTTTTTAACATCGATTCTTATAATTCTAGTGCCTGTAAAAAGGGCTAACATTTCATCTGCAAGCAGTGCTGGCTTATTTGCACCTGTTACATCTCCTCTAATAGCATCTTTTATTTTTCTTCCACTTGAGACGATTCCAGGTTCAGCGCCTTTAAAAATGTGTACAAGGGACTTATTAAATTTATCTTCTATACTATCGGTTGGAGAATAAAGATATCTACCATCTGCCGTTCTTCCTCCACGACCACCTGCTAAAAAGTCTCCAGCTATAACATCTAACACTCTTTCAGAACCAATGGCTGGTGAAAGAAAAGGTGCCATTAATTCCATGATGGGTCCATCCGATGCAAACATTAATGATAAAACATAGTTTTCTATTTGATCTGGAGCTATATTTTCTTTAGCTGCCATAGTCATTGCTGCTTGAATGGGTCTTTCTAATACATCATAAGGACTGAAGTATGAAAAGTTAATTGCTGCTGATTCTCCATTTTTCCATGGTAGAATTCCAATAAGATTAGAGTTTTTATCCCAAGGAGCGGCACTTGAACGTTTGTACGCTTCCCATTGTTCTTGAGTATTTCCTGTTAAAAAGTTTGCTGTGGCATGCCCTGCTTGACCTATGCCTTTAACCGCAAGATAACCTCCCATTAAATTTCTATAACCCATTTGACGTAGCACTGGATTACCTGAGGCAATATTTTTTAAAGACATGGCAAGAGATAAAGTTCCTGTTCGTAGCATTTCTGCTGGAAAAGATACGAAGTTACCAAAGAAAGGAATGTTTCTTAATCCTTGTATCGCTGGCGGCACTTTACTATATGTTGGGTAAGTGTTTCTTAACATGAAAGCTGCTGCCTCATCTAAAGCTTCATCAAAACTTTTTACCGCCCCTGTCATTAAATCTTTTCTAGAAAAAGGACGGTTGTGAATTTTAAAATAATTTGCAACATCATCAACATTTTTAAAGGCTGCTGCAAAATCGGATTTAAAAAATTCATAACCATAACCTTTCCAAAGATTGTCGCCGCCTGCATAAAGTCGAGCTACTTTTTCTGTTCCCGCATTTTTTACAAGTGTCGAAAATAAATCATCATCAGTTTTAATCACTCCTTCTTTTATATTTTTTAATACAGCTCTTAACTCCTGAGCTACAATGTTCTCATCGTAAACGCCAAGACGAACAAGTTTTGCAATGTATTTATTAAATTCAATTTCATTAATAGGTTCACCTTTACCTGCTCTAAAGATATCTCTAATCATCATTCGCATAGAATCAGCTACGCTAGCATTACGTCCTATATGACCATTCCATAAAGCAAAGAAGGAAGCCGAAGTGACATTACGAACCTGTGTTTGTGGAGAGTACAAAGTTTTAGCGGCTTGAACTGCTACTTTAAATTGTAGAAGCTGTCTAATCACTGCTGTCTTAGCAAAACTATCTAGTGGAGCACCTGTTGCTATTAAGACTTCTCTAAGTTCAGGAGACGTAAACAACTCTTCAAGTTCACTTTTTAAAGCTCCAAGCTGTTCAATCTTTCCTATTTTTACTGGAGTTGTATATTTTGTTATTGCTTGTTCAGGTGATTTAAATAACCAACCATTTTTTAATCCAATTTGTGCAATCATATCCATGCCTTTTAAGGAAGCATTAGAAGCGTTAGCATCGGCTACCGTAAATAAAACTTGTGATCTTAAATCTTTTTCTTGACCTAATAATTTTTTAATAGCGTCAGGAAGTTCTTCTCCCGTTTTAAGAAACCTAAATTTATCTTGTCTTAAAAATTCTCTTCCGCTTCCAATTTCCTGTAACACTTTTACAGGATTAACTCCTGCTGTTCTTCCTTTTGCTAAAATATTTTCCACAAGATCATCAGCATATTTTTCAAGGTAGCTTTTTGGAAATTGTTTTCCATATGTGCCTAAAGCAATTTCTCTTAAATCCTTATTTCTTTGAATTACATTATCACGTATCCAATTTCTTGCATCGACTTTGACTGCTTTCAGCGGAGTGTATTTAGGATTAGTAAAGGTTGCAAAAGATCTGACTAAATAATTATCTAATTTACCAGTTAAAGCTTTTCTTAGATCATTAATAACTTCGTCTTTAGTTCCACGAGGTAGATTTTTACCAAACTCGGTAACCACTTTATTCATATCTTTTTTTATTTCGTAAGCAAAAGGTCTAAGGTCCTTATGAACTTTTCCTAATTTTACTGTGCCTTGTAGATAATCAACAACATCATCTTTTAACATTTTCTCATAAGGTCTAGAAGTGTTGTTTGTTAAATGCCTTTTCTCGTATTTTTTAGCAAGAGTATAAGCACGTTTTTCTAGACTGTTTAAATGCTTATCTATTTTTCTAGCTCCACTTTTTATAAAAAGTTCAACGGATTCCGATATGCCTTGAATACTTGCCGGTAATTTTCCATAGGATCTAAACCAGGATAAAATATTGTCCAATCTTTTTAATCCTCTTTCTGCTGGATTAGGACTTGTCACTGAAAATAGTCTCCACTGTTCAAAAGGAGGAGCTTTTTCTCCACCAATTTTTTTTGCCATAGGAGTAATCATTTTTTTAATAGCATACTTGGAAGACTTTGCTAAGTCTTTAGCAACTTGTGAATGCAACACTGGATTTTTTGCAAGTAAATAACTTGCACCTTTAAAACCTGATCCTAAAACATTAAAGCCCATTCTTACGAACGGTTCACCTAATGGTCTTCCTGCATACTTGTACGTTTGTTGAACACTTTTTCCTACTAAAGGAAACACTCCACCAACAATGGCCCCTTCTACACCGTAACGAACTCTATTTCTAAACATGGCCGCTGCTTTTTTTCTTCCTTCTAATTTAGAAGTGTCTTCAGGTTTTACAAGTAATGTTCCTACTCTTCTTTGATCCGGAGATACGAGAGCATCAGTTGCACCAACAACAGTTGCACCTGTAGTCATTCGTTGAGCTATTTTGGATGCTTTGTTTCCAAATTTTTTCTTTATAGCATTCATAACAGGTTGAAGAAACTTGGCTCTATTTGCTATTTTTGCTATGGCTGTACCTGGAGCACCATATTGAACCATTAATGAAGCTAGATCGCCTCTCCAAGTTTCAGGCTCTTCAGGTTTTTGTTCATTCATCATCTTCTGAAACTTTGTTGCAAAATTCTTATTAGTTAAAAAGTCTGTACCCATGAATAACAATTCACCAATACTAGTATTTAACTCATGCTTTCCAGTTTCTATTCCTTTAGCAATTTCATCAAATCCTTCGATGTAATCTCTTTCATTTATTTTTTTCTGAAAACCTTTTCTTAATTGAGTAGCCGCAAGCTCATCCTCACGGCCTGTTGCTTTATTCCATAGAATATTTAAACCTTCATTTACTTTAGCATAAGGATCTAGAGCCTGTGATAATTGAAACATACCTTCGTTGTCAGTATAGAAATTCCAACGAACAGGTTTTTTCTGTCTTGTATCGTAAGCTTCTAGTGATTTAAGAAATTCTTTTTGGTAATCGTCTATCGTTGAGATAGGTTCTTCTTTTTTTTTCTTAGGATAAATACGGTAGGCACCTTCTTTATCTATTAAATTTCGATAGGCCATTTTAAGCCTCCGATGGTAAGACTAGATTAACACCATATTTTTTATTAAAATTTGCTATATCTTGTTCTGTTTGAATAACAGCAAAATCTTCTAACGCTTCTGCGCTGTTAGCCAATAGTGTAACAATTTCATCGCTCACTTCTTGTGGAAGTCTTGCTCTTAGTTCTTCATAACTAACGCCGCTCAATTCTTCTGGCACTGTATCTGTTTGAGTTGGCATTGCATCTGTTTGAGTTGGCATTACAGACATACCTTCTTGGTAACCAACTCGACCACCGGCCTTCATTCCTTGTACCTGTCTTTTAAATTCTAAAAATGTATCTTTAATTAATTGTGGATCATCTTCACCTAATTCTGGTTTATATCTTTTAGTCGTAGCTTGTTGATCCCCGGCATATAATTTTGCTTTAATATCTTTAAATAATCCTAGCCCTATTTTAGGTTGAGCTAAAAAGAATTTTGTAAATGGATCTTCTGGAGAATACTTATCTAAAAGAATTCTTTTTGATCTTAATTCATTGTTTTCCTCGTTTGATAGACTATCTTTACCTGAAAGTTCTGATATTCTATTAACAAGTCCTGGAATTTGTTCTGCTTCCCATTGTTTTTGCCATTTTGCACCACCTTCTCCGCCCATCATAGATCCCTGTGCTTCAATAAGTGACTTGAACATATCTGCTTCGCTTACGTATTTTTGTAGGTCTGATTCTGCTTTACTTTTACTATATCTTTGAAAAGGTCCTTTAGCTTCTTCTGCTGCTGTTGCAAAAATACTTCCTTTTGGTTCTGCACTAGCTATGTTTAGACCAAACTCAATAAGAGCGTCCGCTGGTGTAACTCCTCTTGGTTTGTAAGCATATTCTTTTGCTATTTTTTGTAATTCAGGTAACTGTTCTACTAAACCTGGCATCTTATATCCTTGTCTCGGAACAACTCCGGACATAATACCTTGGTCGGTGTTACCTCCCATACGAAACATTGGTCTGTTTAAAACTCTTGTCATTGTGTTGGGTTTGGTACTCCTAAGTAAGGATTCATTATTCCACCCAGTACTGAAGTCCATCCTAATGCTGTTTGTAAAGCCGAAGGCTCTTGTGTTTGTTGTGTTTGTACTTGTCCAGCAAATGGAGCTAAAGCTCCTAAACCAGCACCATAGGTTCCCATTCTTTGATAGGGTTCCATCGCTGCCATCTGTGCAGCTTGTTGCTGTGCATTCAATACATTCTGTGCTTGTTGCTGTTGTATACCACCCACTTGACTTAATGTGCCAATGTCACCTCTTCCTAATTGAGGTGCGAGTTGTGCTAATCCTTGTTGGTAAGTTCCTAATCCCATTTGTCCTTGAGCTAAGCCTGCTTGTGCTCCGCCCAAACTTAATTGATTCATTAAATCTTGTTGTCTTGCTTGCTGCCCGATGCCAAAGCCTTGTTGTCGTAGTTGTGCATCTAATAAAGCTCTATTTCTATCTGATTGTGTTTGGTATTCAGCAAGTTGTACACCTTCTCTACCACCACCATAACCACCTAAAGCTACAGCTTGATCTGATATACCTTGTTGTCTTGCTGCTGCTTGTCTATCAAATTCTGCTAAAGAAGCATCAATCACTTGTGTTTGATAAGGTGACATGTAAGAGGAAATTGATCCTGCTCCCGTACCTGCACCCGTACCTGTTAAAGCTCCTGCAGCACTGATGTAAGGAGATACACCACCTAATGTTGAGATGGCTTGTGTTCCTTGTGTTGCTGCCTGAGTAAGGTAGGGTGAGTAAGCTCCAACGCCAGATGAGGCTAGCGATGCTGCTTGTGTTTGTAAGGGATCTTGTCCTGCAACCGAAGGTGCAAATTGTGATGTGTCTAAAGGAATAGCTGTTAGTCCTGCTAACTGCTGTCCGTAATCTTGTCCTAATTGGTTTACGTATTGTTGTGGTAATGCCTGTGACTGTAAAACTGCCATTATATAATCCTGTTCTGTAATTTCTGTGCGTTAGCGAACATGCCTCTTGCACCTTCTAAATTATTCATAAGGTCTTCCATTATTTCTGCGCCTTTGTCAATGTCTCCACCACCTGCGCCTCTTACAGCGTCTGCAGTAAATACAAATTCATTTTTACTTAATCTTGCTGGTACATCATCTGCTTTTTCTTCACCACCTAAAGCTACAAAGCCTCCTTCATTTCTATAATCTTTTTCCATGCCACCAAGGTTCATAAGTCCGCCTCCAGCTGCTTCTTGTTTTGGAGCTCTCATTATTCTGTCCTCATAGTCTTTTCTCTTTTTAAGAAATTCTTCTAAATTTTTTATAATATTGTCGGTATCCGGAATTTTAGGATCAACTAGCTTTCCCATATCATACCCAATTCTTCCGCCGTCTTTAAGTGTGTATTGTGCTTGTGGTTTAAATCTTAAATTAGGATCTGCCATTGCTGCTTCAGCTGTTGCGAATCTTGATGGATCGATTGCAAGTTGTGCTGGCATCGTGTCATCAGAACGTGTTAAATAATCTGCGGCTCCGATAGCTGTACCGATTGCTAAAGGAGTTTTCCATCTAATTTCTTGTCCACCTTTAGTTACATCATCTGCTGTTGTGCCTGTAGTAACTCCTGGTATTTGTATTCCTAATCTATTTAACTGAGTTCTAGCTTCATTAGTAATAGCACCCATCCCTTGAGTTTTAATTGTGTCCATGACGCTTTTACCGAGAGCAGTTTTCCAATTTGGATCAAGTCCTGCATCATCCATGCCTTCAATTCCAGTTCCTTGACCCGGCATTCCTTGTATTAATTCAGGTAAAGTAAATCCAAGTCCGCCTTCACCAATTACTGTATCAATAACAGGTACTCCTGGTATTTTTCCTAATAAATTTCCTAACCAATTTTCTCCCATGCCTCCAACACCTGGTACAAAATCTGGTATTCCAAACTGATTTATACCGCCACCTATAAGAGCAGCTGTTAATACTGGATTCTCTTTAAGTTCATTTGGAATTAAATCATCTACAATTTTATCTTTAATGCCTCCGAGAAAATCACCTACGCCTCCGAGAAAATATCCTTGACGTTTTTGTAAACCAGCAATACCTCCGCCAGCCATCATTTGTTTTCTTCGTTGTGTGTAAGTACCTGGTGCTGATGCCATGATTCCTGCTCTTCCACCTTGAGCCATATCTTGTTGCATATTATTATAAAGTTCTTTTGCTCTTTTTGCTGCTTCTCTAGGTGAAAACCCTTGTGCTATTAGATCAGCATAGATGTCTTCTAAAGTACCTTCTTGGCCAGCTTCCATTGAAGCCATTTGTTGATTGCCAGATAGTCTTATGTCTGGAGCGCCTGCATTTAATGAATCTGAATCGTTATTATACATAATTATATTGTTGGTTATTTTATTAAAGGCAGGTATTTCACCTGAGTTTATATCTTTACTTGTTTTTACCAAGTAAATCAAGACTATGTTGTAACGTCTCGCTTTTTAATTTCAAGCGCAGAAAGCACCACATGTAGCCTATTTGCAGTAGCCGCAGTAACCTTAACTATCTCGCTTTCAGCGACGACTAGGGGCTGACTGAGCAATTCTGATGTAGCATTAGCCGATATAGCTTTGGTCTTAAATAAGCTAAAAACAGCGTCATCTGTGTCTGTTATCGTTACGGTAATGGTGTCAGCATTACCTGAATCTTCAGATACGATGATTGATTTAATCACAGCTGTTGTGGCTGTTGGCACCGTGTACAATGTTGTAGCACTGGTGCTAGTTAAATCTACCTTTTTGTTTACAAATGTATTTGCCATTATGCCATAAAGAAGTTTGCTGCGTCTAGTTCATCTTTTAAATCTTGTTGAAACGTTGTATTAAGTTTTTGTATAATACTCTCAACATCTCTAACAAATGATTGTTGAAGCTGTTCATCGTATTGTTCTCCGGGTTGTGTTAGCGCCTGTACAATTCTAGCCATTATATTCCTTGTGTCGACGGTACTAAAAATTTATTAATCATTTCAATATATTTCATAAGACTATCTCTTTGTTCTAATGTTAAATCTTTTCCTTGATAACTATTTTTATTTAATATTTCTGTTATAATTCTACCTCGTCTACGAGCTTCTTCTTTTTGTCTTAAGTAGTCTACTCCAAGTAATTTTTGGCCTGATTCAAGTCCTTGACCAGTAGCTACTTGTTCTGCTACCGTTTTAACTCTTGGTCCATCTCCACCTTCTCTATCAGGTTTCGTATCAATAGCAGAAGTTCTTTTGTCTATAATGTTTGAAGAAGGTGTTCGAATATTTGATTTAAGATTTTTAGCAAGATCATACGCTGATCTAGGAGTTTTTCCTCTTGTAAACAAAGAAGCAAGTCCTAAAAAAGGATTAAGCATACCAAGACCTAACTTCTTTAAACCAACATTAAATACACCTCGACCAATTGCATCTTTAACATTAATCTTTGGACTTGTGTCCATGAAACTTTGCATCAGTCCAGTTCTATCAGTGCTTACTGTTGGTTGTTGTACTTGTCGAATATATCTTTTAAATCCTTCATCAACTCTAGGATCTTCTAAAATTGTTTTTTGTTGTTCAATAGTAGGATCATAAGACACAGATCCAGGATCAGTAACTTCACCTTGAATATCTCTTATGTCTACTATTGGTGCAGTATCAAACCCTGTTAAATCTGTAAGAGCATCTATGTCTCCTGTGTCTAAAAATTCTTCTTCTCTTTGTCTAGCGTCTGCTGTTTTTTTTAATGCTTCTTGAAAGCCTACATCAACTTTACCTTCTGCAGCTTGTTGTGCTACTCTATTTGCTTCTGCTTTTTCAGCTTGCGCTATTGTCGCTTGCATATCTCTTTGAGCAGCAGCTTGTTGTTCAGCAGCTCGATTTGCTGCAGCAGCTCTAGCTTGTGCAGCTGCTATTTGTTGAATACGATCTTGGTATCCACCGCCGCCTCCGCCGCCTCCACCGCCGCCTGAAGATCTTCCACCGCCAATACTTCCCATATCGCCTTGAAGACTCATAATGCCGGCAGGGCCACGATTAGGTTTTCCATTTAAAGACCCATATAAATCTAAATCAATTAAAATATCTTTTTCTTTTTCAGTAATGTAAGCAAGTTCAGCTGGCTCATGGTCAGGTGAAGATAGCCATTTCTTAGGAGCAGTAACCATTTTTTGTTTACCTAAATAATTTGGTCCGCCACCTTGTATTGCTGGTTTTATCATTATCGTCTTCCGTCCGGTTGTATATCTAATCTAAACGTTCCTATCTTCCAGTGTTGTGTAATACTAGTGTTATCTATTTTTAAAGCTATAGCACGTGCACGAGCTCGTGTATCTATTTTTGTTGTATCTGAGTCTACACTAAAAGGTCCTAAAGAAGAACTAGCTTCTGTATCCGTTGGATAGTTTTTTAAGTTTAAGGTTACTCTTGCTGCTCCAGTTTGTTGTAAAAAGTCAGGTATCACTCTTCTAATTTTCATCATAAATTCTCCATCACCTGCAAGTCCTCTTTGATCTAAATCAAAATCTCCAGATTGAATACTTGCTGCAATAGCCGTAGTTGCTCCTGCTTTAATTTGATTGGTCCCTGTTTCGTGTTCATAGTATACTGTAACACCATCCGTATTACCTACGGTTGCATCACTCGTTGCTGATGAATCATATTCCGTTGCATGAGGTTTACCAAAAATATGCGAATCAGACCATGACGATCTCGCTAAAGAACTTGTCGTCCATATCGGTCTTTCTAATGTTGAATCCATATAGTTATAAGTTACCGATCTATTATTAGATGCTGCACCACTTCCAGGATAAAACCATGTAACTTCACCAAATAGATTATTTAGTCCTGCATAAATATGATTTTTAGGAACCGTATTAATATCATCGTAAACATGGTCTTCAACAAGACATGCTAAAGATTCCAACTTACCAGTATATCTAAAGAAACCATTTTCTGACATCCAGTAAGCCACACCATCAACTTCGACCGCTGCGTTCTTACCTACTAATCCACAATTTGTTCCAACTTGCTGAAAGGAGAATACGAAGGGTGCTCCTACAAATCTCATAACGAATAAAGAAGTATCGGTCCAAACGTAAATGGCATCACGACCTCTAATCGCTGCCACGATCCGTGTTCCGTCGGCCAGTCTTTGTGTGCCAGCGGTATTGGTTGCTGAAGGTGTCCAAGAAGTTGTTGCATCAATACTTTCTTGATCGGACCAACGAATGTACATATCGTCCTGAGTAGATGTTGTTCCAATTGTAGTTTCTGTTCCAAAGCAAACTAAGTGTCGATCAGGTGTTGATACTAAAGTTTCTATCGATGCTGTGGGGCAATTAGCTATAATTGTGGACCTTGTAGATGTTGCACTATCCGCATCTGAATTCCATTCAAACGTTGAACCATCAACGATGGTTGCAATCAGTTTATTTCCAAAATTATCTAAAGTCCATACGCCAGGAGCTGTAATAATATCTCCTGTTTGTGATGCACCCCATTTTGTATAGTCTGATGCATTTTTAACCGTTGCTCCATCTGAGTGTGATGCTGCGGTTGTGTTATCGGACCCTCTTGTAAGTCCTCCTAAAGTTTCTGTTCCTGAAGTATTTGAGGTATAAGCAATACGCTCATCATCAATGACCACGGTTCCTGTCGCAGGAAACGAGGCTGAATCGTCGAGTACAATACTTGTTGATCCACTTGTTAATGCTCCATCTAAAGTTGATTCTCCAACTCCTAATTTAACACCACTCCAAAGTCCTAATCCCCAACCGGCTGCTGATTCTTCAACGGCTGGTCCAATAGAATAATAATGTCTTACTCTTATTCCTCCGGATGTTGTGGCTCCTGATCCACTTTCTGCTGATCCCATTGTGACCGTAATCGTTGTTGTGGTCGGTACGGTTGTGACCATGAAATTGTAATCGTCAAAATCACTAGAACTAAAATTAGAATCGGTAATAGCAGTAAAGTTATCGAGAAGAATAATATCCCCAGCAGTAATTCCATGAGCGCTTGCAAACGTGATCGTGACAGATGTAGATCCATTGGTTGTTGTAAAAGCATTGGTTAATGTTGTTGTACTTTTCAGAGGAGTTATATCATAAAAAGCTCCTCCAGAATAGATGTATAAAAATCGATTAGTTCCAAGAGCTGCATACTTGATTCCACTAGCATTGACGAAATGGTGTAGCGCTGTGTTTCTTCCAGTAATCGTTTTGTCTCCTAGTTGAGACCAGCCTCCTACTTTCTCAGGAGAACCATAACGAAATCGCACATAGTCACCACTTACCCACTGACCTTCTCCGCCAGTAGCAGTAACCTGTTTATTAAAGCCAGGTGCAATATTGATTTTTTGAAGCATAGAAAAATCCTTATGTTATAATTATAACATAATTTAAAAGAGATCAACTACTTTGGAATACCTAATAGAGGTCTTTTGTCGAATTTATTCTCAGTGCCAAAGGGTCCATCGATGTTGTTATAATGTAAGAAAACCTGGGCACAATTGTCGCCTTCAAAAGGTTCTCTCCAGTGTTCAAGATCACAGCCACTATAGACTAGCATATCTCCCACCTCTAAAGTAATGGAAATTCCTTTAGGAGCATTTGGTTTATGTATCTGTTTATACTCATCAATAACTGTTTTTTGTCCTGTAGGATCTAGAAAGATAGGCCATAGATCTCCTCCTAAATGTAATGTTGTTGATATCTCACAGCTAGGTCGATCCCTATGTCTTCTTAAAATATCTCCTTTTTTATAGATTCGGGCATAAGTATAGCAAGGTATTAAGTTCATGTTTGTACGTTTTTGCATAATCGGTAATACTTTCATCATTAACGTTTCCATAAACGGATCCCCATAAAGGGAGTAAGTATTAGGAACCTGATCATCATCCCATGTACCAAAACCTGGTGTAAATTTAGATACAAGATTATTTTCGTGCAGAAATTTCGTTACATCACGTTTCATGAGAAAATAATTAAAAGCAAAGTTAGCTAACTCAAAAGAAATAGCATTTCGAATAATTAAATATTTATGTTCTTTAAACATATTCATCTATAATGTCTCCTCGAAAAGGTGGATGATTAACTTGATCTACCTCTCCGTTTTCGTCTCGTCTTACCTTCACTCGGTGGGGTAAATGAAAAAGGTTTTTTATCTCTTTATCTGTTTTTAAGATTTTTCCTTTTAAAGGAAATTGATCTGCTTTAAAATTAGTTATGATGGTTTTAACTTTTTTAATACCTAGTTTCTTAGCAACCGTCATTCGATTGTTACCTACAAGCGTATGAATTTTATCTCCATAAGGTTTACTTTGATACCAGCAATAGACAGGATCTTTCATTCCGTAAGTTGTTATAGATGCAGTTAAAGCATCTTTAAATTCTTTTTCTTCTTTATGAAATTCAGGTCGATCTAGATAAGTGATCTTTTCAAAAGGCAATTCTGTATAAATCGTTTCTATCATCGTTGTAAAAAATTAAAGGATACTGATATTCTCGTATCGTTACTTTCGTTAGGTTTTACTTCATGCCACATCCAAGCCGGAAACATAACAATGGTTCCTGCTCTAGGTTGATAGTGAACTTCTCGCCATAATTCAGGAGGTAATATTCCTTCGTTACGATTAGGCATGGTTGTATGAACACCAGGTCTTGGATCATAGAGCATTAAACTACCAGACTTTTCTGGTGCCTTAATCCAATAGACTCCGGAAAACAAAGCATTCGGATGTAAGTGAGGTCTATTAGCATTACCAGGATAATTAATGTTTGCCCACATATTTCCTAGTACAGGTTTCTGTGTTAAAAATTCTTTTTTAAATATTTCTTGTTGCATAGCAAAGAGTTTTCTCGTCAATACATTATACTCTTCTTTTCGGTTCATGTCGGTTGTGCTATGCCAGCCACCTGCATTTGTTTTAGAAACACCTTTATCCTGCTGACTCCATTGTATAATTTTTTGTTCTAAGTATTGATTAAGCTCCACGGCGTTGGGAACTTCTTGTATATAAATTGGTGTTGGAAAATGGTATTCCGTAATCATTTAAAGGAAGGACCTCCAAACCACATCACTAAAGATTTTCGTTCTCCTTGTGTTACAGGTTTAACTCGGTGCTGTAACCAGCTTGCAAAGAAAATAGCTTGACCTTGTTTAAGTTTAGCAGCCTTACCATTTTGCATAAATTCTAATTCTCCTCCTTCAAACGTAGAAGGATCGGATAATAAAAGAGTCATGGATATTTTACGAACGGGTGGTTGATGTTTGCCTAATACATCATTATCCATGTGCCATTCATAAAATCCATCTGTAAGATAATGCGTAAATTGTCCGGGTTCTGTTAATTGCATGCCATCAAAACCAAAATGATTACCATTCGCTTTTAACATAGTGTTTTCTATATCTCGATACATCTCTGGCATCTCTTTAAAAGGTATCCAACTAATCGTAGTAATTCTTTTTTTAGTATCAACGCCACTTCCGTCAGGATTACCCATACCCACAGCCGCTGTTTCTTTTTTTAAACTCATTCCTTTATCAATCACCATCTGACATTGTTGTGGTGTAAAAACAGGTTCTGTGGTCTCGACGATATAACTTTTCCAAATAGGTTCTGTTGGGTTCATCCTGCCGTCCTTGTTGCTACGGGATTATAATCGACATCCATATTAGCTGCAAGCGTACGTCTTACTGCATTTGGATTCGTATGAGGATAAACACAATGCCTCATGTCATAAGGAAATATATAAAAATCTCTTTCTTCTGTATTGGGTGAATAATCAGACTTAACAAATTGACCATTGGCTGCTCCAATAATTGAAAGTTTACCATTAGTAGGTGTATCAGGTCTTGCATATTCAGGACCTGTATCTTTTGGAAGTCTAAGCATCATAACTGATGAAAGTCCTGTATAAATAGTTCCTTGATGAATATGAATAGGGTTGTATTCACCTGCTGTCATTTCATTAATCCATATCGATTGCAGGGCAAGCTTATATTCATAGATTTTATTAAACGTTAAATAATGTTTAAAGACATTTTCAAACCATTTAAGAATGTAAGGTGAAAGTGAATTATGTTTATGCATTTTAGGACCCTCTTTTCCAT